TTGGAGTCCGAAAGTGAAGACTTAGCGAAATTGGAGAAAGTTTCCAATCGTCTTAAGCTTTCTCAGCAAAAAAAGGAGAACTAATGCCCGCATCTACCAGAGATTTTCTTAAATATGCGACCAAGCGTCAGCTTCAGGACATCATAAATCGGATGTATGAGGCTGGTGGAGGCACTTACGAGGGTGCCGCTTATGCTTACGATGCTGGTCCGGAGGCATTTAACGAACTTGTAAGCCGTAGAAACTATTTGCAACGACATCCGGAAGCCAAAATCAATATAGAAGTTGCACCAGAGATAGCAACTAAGATCAGAGAAGTCCCCATAGAGCAAACTTATTCGCCTCCAAAGAAATCGAAAGATGTTCCCGGAGCGACTACTAAATCGAAAAAGAACGTTTTTGATACTATTTCCAATATTCTCGGAGAAGGAGTTCGTAGTACTGGAGATTGGATAGGTGATGTAGTAGATCAGATACCATTTGAGACTAGAATTGCACTTAATCGACCTGCTTCTACGAAAACAGTTTCAACTAAACCTCCGAAAACCAAACCAGCAACGAAGAAAACATTTAAATCCTTTATGGAGAAACTTTATGCACCGATTTTTGAGAAGGTTGATGAGCGTGTGAACGAAGACTTACAAGCAAAACTTGAAGAAATAGAGAGAACTTATACTCCACAAAACATCGATCTTATGAATCGTATACTTCTTTCTAAAGCTAATGCTTCGGATGAAATACGAAATTATACGCTTAGTATGTTGGAAAAGAATAAGACCGGTAAGGGAAGTCCACTTATTCTGGCAGATCAAAGAACCGGAAGTCTTTATTATTTCGATGGGAAAAAGGTAAATGTAGTTCCAGTATTAACTCCGGGAAGAGCTAGAAATATTCCCGGGAAGACTGAGTTAAAACCACTTACCGAAGAACAAATTATATATTATGAAAATCGTGGGAAGAGTAGAGCAGAACCCGAATTACCGGGGTTGCGTGGAGTATATGATCTTATGTGGACTCCTTATAGTTGGGCAGATCCAAAAAATGCAAAGACTCTGCGTTTAATGGATGAAGTTTTAAAGGGAAGAGAATCACTTTATGCTTATAGTATGGTAACTCCAAAATATATCGATCCAAACGATCCCTATCTTAGTGGTCATGGAGTTGCGGCAAAATATATGAAACCCGGAACATTTTGGGGACCAGCTCTTCATTTCGGAGGGATTCGCAGGAATACTAATCTTGCTGGAAATTTGAGTTATTTCACTCCGGGATGCACTTCGATACTTGATCCCAAAACTGCAGACGCTTGGGAAAACTTATATAATTATATAAGAACACAAAAGTTAGCCGGCTATAATCCTATGTTTGGAACGTTCTGGGATTTGACCGGAAAGGAAGGATATTAATATAGCAAAGAAATCAAATTGGATCGCAAAAGCAGCGAAGAGAATTGCCGAGAAGGGTACCGAAGGTGCTTTTACTCAGCAAGCACATTCTGCTGGATTTAGTGATGTTCTTGCTTATGCAAGACACGTATTGGCGAATAAGTCCAAATACGATACTAGGACTATCCGAAGAGCTGTATTTGCACTGAATGCGAATAAGTAATGTATTCTATTGAGGAGATCCTAAAAGAACTAAGAAATGAGTTCCCGGAAGCTTCCGACCGGGAGATAGTGAAGATGGCTATGCGCATCTCTATTCCAGCGTTTGCACTTACTTGTCTTCCGAAGTCGGTACCACTTACTATGCCGGAAGTTCATTTCGAGATCTATGATCTTCTTCAGGATAAAGAAGCGAAGAAGTTGGCTATTGCACTTCCGAGAGGTATGGCGAAGAGTACTATCGCTTCGTTCATCTATATTCTCTGGGAGATATTGAATAAGCCACCAGATAGAGACTTATTCGCTGTTCTTATTTCAGAGTCTAGAAGCCAATCTATAAACTATCTTACTCGTATTAAAAATACTCTAGATCATAATAAAAAAATCAAAAGATACTTTGGAAATCTTGGTTCAGATACTGCAGAACGCTGGAGAGAAGACGATATTATTCTTGCCAATGGAGCAAGAGTTCTTGCTCTTGGTACCGGTCAGAAAGTGCGTGGTCTAATAAAAGATGATACCCGATCTAATATAATCGTTCTTGATGACTTCGAATCCGAAATGAATGCTAATACCGCAGAAGCTCGTGCATTTAATCGGAAATGGATTACGGAAGCAGTTATACCATCTCTTTCTCAGCAAGACGGTAGAATAATCGCTATTGGTACTATAATCTCCGAAGATTGTTTTCTTCAGTGGGTAAAAGACGCTCCGGATTGGAAAGTAATCTGGAAATCTATTATCGATGAGAATGGTAATAGTATCTGGGAAGAGATGTATCCTATGGAGAAGATAGAAGAGATTCGTCAAGGTTTCGAACATATGGGCAATACCTCTGGATTCTTTCAAGAGTATATGAATCAGCCTCAATCTCCAGATGATGCACCATTTCGACCAGAGTATATTCATACCTACGATGGCAAGATTGAAGAGATAAACGGTGAGTGGTATGTGAATTATAACGGTGAGAAGCGATTAGTATATCTATTTCTTGGTATTGATCTTGCTTCTGCTATTTCTGCACATAGTGATTATACCGTAATGACTACTATTGGTATTGATGCCAATGGCTATCAGTTCATCGTTGATATGGTTCGAGTAAAGTGTAATCCTGCAGAACATCCGAAAATGATTATTGATCTATTTAAGAAGTGGCATCATCGTGGTGTCTACATCGAATCTCAGGCTTATCAGGAAAGTTGTCGTATGACTACGAGACAGATGATGCTGGAAGAGGGTATATATATTCCCGGAATTGAAAAAAAGATTACACATAGAACGAGTAAGTCTCAGAGATTAATCGGATTGGTGCCGCTAATGGCTCAAGGGAAACTGATATTCCGACCTAACGATCTCGAAGCAGAACGAGAATTTCTTGCGTTTCCTCGAGGAAAACATGATGATATACTTGACAGTATTTGGATGGCTTCAAATTATGGTTACCGTCCTCCAAAGAAGAGATTACAAACCAGTCCGGATAAGGAAATTGTAAAGAAAGAGAGACTAAGTTGGATGGTAGTATGACGACAAAAAAGACTAAAAAAGACGAAGAACTTAAGAAAAACGACGAAGAGGTAAAGAACGAAGAGATCGATACCGAGGGTATCGTGAAGTGTATTCTCTGGTCAAATAGAGTTGGGATCATAGTAGATAATCTACGAGCGCATGGGATACCAGCCACGGAGAACACAGAACTTATTCGTTTTATAATAGATAAAGCTTTTCCAGATAACGAGGAAGAAGCAATATATTCCGGAGCTTCGGCTATTGGATTTCATAGCGATTCTGCGGAAGTATATGTAAGCGAGGAAGATGTGATATATGAAAAAAGATAAAAATGTTATGACTTCAAGCGATAGCTACTATGCCGAAGAAACACAGGAATTATTTACTAGATTTAGTTCCGGAAATAGAGTTATCTGGGCACAGCAAGCTACAGAAGATAGAGAGTTCCGATATGGTGCTCAGTGGTCCGAAGAAGATAAAAAGATACTCGAAGCCCGTTCTCAGGCAGCACTAGTAATAAATCGTATTCATCCCGCAGTAGAATTGGCAAAAGGAATACTTACATCGAATCATCCTACTTTCCGAGTAACTGCAGCAGAAGATTCGGATAATCAGACTGCTGGAGCAATGAATGGACTCATCCAGTATATCTGGAGCATTTCTCAAGGTGATAGACAACTTTCAAAAGCTATAGATGATTTTTATGTTACGGGAATGGGTGTTCTGCTTGTATATATCGATCCCTACGCCGATGGTGGAAGAGGTGAAGTAAAGTTTAAGGCTATTGATCCATTGCAAGTATATATTGATCCGAATGCGCAAGATGAATTCTGTAGTGATGCATCCGATATTATCATTAGCCGCACCTATACCAAAGGTCAGCTTCAGCGATTATACCCATCTTATACTGAAGCTATCGATACTGCAAGTGGAAATAGTTTCCGAAGTGATATGATAATTACTGGGAACACGAGTGATAATCTCATTGTATTCGCTGGTGTAGAGAATCCGGATCTCTTTGATGGCGAATACATACGTGGCTATGAGCGCTATACTAAAGTCTGGGTAGAACTAGTAAGAGTATTCGAGAGTTGGAGTAGGGCAGAGTATACTCTTACCCCCGAAAAATTCGAAGAATATCTCCAACGTCCTGTCTGGATCATCAATGGCAATATAGCCACCGAAGAAGTTCTTGCTCGTCAGGTAGCAGAACGACTTATGGCAGAGTATCAAAAAGCTCTAGCTCAATATCAGGAATTACTCCAAGTAGCTCAACAGAATCCGGAATATGCACAAGCTATTGCAGAGCAGGGGATGCAACCCCCTCAACCTCCGCAAATACAGCAAGTTCGTATGATGGATCTTGCCGAGCAAGGATTAATTACTGCGGTAAAGGTTCCGATGCAACGAATTCAGATGGGGTTCGTTGTAGGAGATAAGACCCTTTATCGACGCTTACTCAACTGCGAAGAGTATCCTATAATCCCATTAATGAATATGCATACCGGTTCACCATACCCGCTTTCTGATGTAAGGCTGGTGAAAGATATGCAGAGATATATTAACAAGATTAGATCTCTTATAGTTGCACATGCGTCCACTTCCACTAATGTGAAAGTACTGGTTCCGAGAGGAACCGACGTAGAAGCCCTAAAGGAACAATGGGCTCAACCCGGAGCGATAATTGAAGTTGACTTTAGTGAAGGTCAGCCCGTTCCCGTTGCTCCGTTACCAATGCCTAATGAATTATACCAGAATGAAATTATGGCAAAGCAAGACATCGATCACGAATTGGGTCTCTTTGAGAATATGATGGGTAGTCCTCAAGCAGCACCAGATACTTATCGTGGGATAATGATGTTAGATGAGTTCGGTCAGAGACGTATTAAGGTTAAGCAAGCATCTATCGAGCAAGCTCTTACTCTATTGGGTAAGGTTATGATTAGCTTTATTCAAGAGTTCTATATTGCGGAGAAGATGATACGTATACTTCA